TCCATTTAAGAATTTTAGAAATGATACTGTTTCTTTCCCCCCAGCAGATGATAGTAATGTTGAAACAGAGTTTAAACACGCTACTATGTTATCAGCAGATAATAACACTCTTTTAGAAGGTAACTTTCAATTTCCTAGTGTAACAAATACATTTAATGCAGAAGCACTTTGCGAGGTTATTCTTAGAAGATCAAGAAATCAATTACAAATACAATTAACTTTAACTTCAGAATTTTTAGAACTAGCTATTGGGGATATAGTTGCAATCACATATCCAAGTGGTGGTTTTGATGCTAAACCTTTTCGTGTTTTAGGATTAGAAATAAACGAAGATTTAACTGTTAATGTTCAGTTATTTGAACATCAAGATAATTTTTACACTTTCAATACAAAAAATGCTATTGCAACTATTGCAGATACTACTTTACCAAATCCATTTACTGTTCAACCACCAGCTAGTGTTACACTTACAGATACTTTAGTTGAATATAATGATGGAACTGTTATTGTTGCTTTAGATATTGCAATAGGTGCATCTCCTGACAGTTTTGTTGATTTTTACCAAGTAGAATACAAATTAAGTACAGACTCTAATTTTATTATATACGCACAAGGATCAGGTTTAAATCATAGAGTTTTAAATGTTATTGACCAACAAACTTATGATGTAAGAGTAAAAGCAGTAAATACTCTAGGTGTAAGTTCATCTTTTGTTACAGCACAAAGACAAATAGTGGGAGCAATTTTACCGCCAAGTGATGTTCAAAACTTTACTTGTAATGTATCAGGACAAGATGCTCATTTAAGTTATGATGCTATTACAGATTTAGATTTAGCATTTTATCAAATAAGATTTTCTGAAAAAACTGATGGAACTGCTGAATGGTTGAACTCTGTAAATCTTGTAACTAAAGTATCAAGACCAGCAACTTCAATAACTGTACCAGCAAGAGTCGGAACATATCTTATAAAAGCTGTAGATAAATTAGGTAACTTTAGTTCAAATGCAACAGCAGTAATATCAAATGTTGTAAGCACAGATAGTTTTAACAACATAATAACAGTTAATGAACACCCTTCATTCGCTGGAACTAAAACAAATGTAGCCCTATCTGATGATGCTATCATACTAAATTCAAGTGAATTATTTGATGCCGCTTCAGGTTTGTTTGATGCTAACACAACAAGATTTTTTGACTCTGGAGTTGCTAACGCAGACTTTTTAGCATCAGGTAATTATGATTTTGCAAATGTAATAGATATTGGTGCAAAACATACAGCTAGAATTACAGCTTCAATTACTCAATCAGCAAGAAATCCAGATGATCTTTTTGATAATCGTTCTGGTAATTTTGATGATGGTAAATCAAATTTTGATGGAGATACACCAGCTAATTGTGATGCTCATTTAGAAATTGCAACGTCAGATGATAATTCAACATACACATCATTTCAAACTTTTGTTATTGGAAATTATACTGCAAGATATTTTAAATTTAGACTTGTTCTCACATCAAGCGATCTAGCTTCAACAGCAGTTGTATCAGAAGCAACTGTAACTGTAGATATGATAGACAGGATATTTAGTGGTAACGATATTGCCTCAGGAACATCTTCAAAAACTGTTACATTTACAACTCCATTTAAATCAACTGCTTATGCTGTAGGTATAACTGCTGAAAATATGGCAACAGGAGATTTCTTTACAGTTTCAAACAAAACTGTTAGTAGTTTTGATGTTTTATTTAAAAATTCAAGTGGCACAAACATATCAAGAAATTTTGATTTTATTGCAAAGGGCTTTTAAAAGGAGTATAAGAAAATATGGCACAACATGACATGAATATTGCGAATCAGAGTTTTCCTGATTTTAGGACAGATTTAAACAATGCACTTTCAGCATTGAATACAATGCACTCTGGAACTTCAAGACCAAGCGGTGCGGCTGTCGGTACTATGTGGCTTGATTCGACCAACTCAGGCTCAAACAGTTTAGAAATAAAATTTTTTGATGGTTCAGATGATATATCTTTTGCAACTATTGACACATCAGCAAACACTATAAACTTTATAGATTCAACTGTAACATTTGATATTGTTGGAGATACTTCACCTCAACTTGGCGGAGATTTAGATACTAACTCAGCAAATATAAAAATAGATGATGCACACGGAATATTAGATGATGATGGTAATGAACAGATTCTTTTTCAAAAAACAGGTTCAGCAGTAAATTTTTTAGAAGTTACAAATCAAGCAACAGGTAGTAATCCAAGTTTATCTGCAAATGGTAGTGATACAAATGTAGGTTTAGAGATTTCAACTAAGGGAACAGGAGCAATAAAATTTAATGATTTAGCTTATATTCCACAACAAGCATTAACTTCATCATCAAATGCTGTTGCATGGGATACACAAGCAAAAGCAAACGCATTTCATTTAACAACAGAAAACACTACCTTTGCCGCACCAACAAACTCAGTAGAGGGTTCATTTATTTGTTTAGAAATAAATTATAATGGCTCTCACACTATCGCTTTCAATACAGCTTTTGAGTTTGCGGCTTCAACAGCACCTACATTTACTTCAACAGATGGTAAAACAGATATATTAGTTTTTAGATATAATGGTTCTGTTTGGCAAGAAGTAGGAAGAACATTAAATTTAAGTGAGAGTTAAAATATGTACGCATTAGTTAAAGATGGTTCTATTGAAAAATTAATTAATAATCCAAAAGCTATAATTATTGATGATGTCCAATATCCAGCTAAAATATTTCAATTATGGTCGCAATCAGAATTAAATGCCATAGGTATTTATGAAGTTATAACTGACTCATCTAATCATAAAAACGAAGCATATTATATAAATACTAATGAAGAATATAATTTTGCAAATGAACAAGTTACAAGATCATGGGGAAATGCTACACCAAAAAGACTTGAAGATGAAGATGCAGTAGATGAAGATGGAGAAAATATTTTAGATGAAGATGGCAACCAAGTAATTAATTATGGTTTAAAAACTGAAAAGAAAAGAATAGTAAAAAAACAAGCATCAAGATTACTTACACCAACTGATTGGTATGTAGTAAAAGCTTCAGAGGTCGCAGATTATAATGTTCCAGAAAATATTACAAATTATAGATCAGAAGTAAGAGCAA